GAACCGCTACTTCCAGATGAACCGCTACTTCCAGATGAACCGCTTGTACCAGAAGAACCGCTAGTACCACTAGACCCACTTGTTCCAGAGCTTCCGCTAGTACCACTAGATCCACTCGTACCTGATGAACCAGATGGCCCTTGCACTCCTTCAATTTTACTTATTAAAATTCTACTGCCAGGAAAACTATTTACATTTATATCTTGCGAAGTAGAATTGTTATGAAAAACATATATTTCAAAATAATCATTATTCGCTAATGTTAATGTTGAACTGAAATGTGTTACAGGGTAATCATTGTTTGCTGGAATGCTATTGTAAGAGTATCTTGGGAAAGCAGAAGCGGTTCCATTTTTAGCTATAAATACTGATCTAGCAGTTCCAGCAGTTCCTCCAGAGTCCCAACTCACATAACCATCAATATTTACAATATAAGAAGCTCCAGAACTATTTGTAAATCTATCTGTTCCATTAAAAGTTAAATTGGTATTTCCTTGAGTATTTGCAGTATCATCGCTATTCCAAACTACTATGGTATTTGTGCTTGAAGCTATAGTTTGAGTAGTATTACTATATCTAGCTAAAGTATTAGCCACTGTTGGAGTGCCGCTTGTTCCTGACGAACCGCTGGTTCCACTAGTTCCGCTAGATCCTGAAGTTCCACTTGATCCAGAAGTTCCTGATGTACCGCTAACAGGTGAGATTACAACACCACGAAAAGTCAATACATTTGCAGTCGAATTAGTTAATGCAAATAAAATTGGTTTAGAAACTTCTCCATAGTTTGACGGTTCAGTAGTAGTATATGCGCCAGAAATTGAAGGGGATAAAAAATACCCAGTTCCAGGCAATAAAGTAGGAGTGAGACCAGTTATTAATCCATCTATTACTACTTTAAAATCATCTCCATTTACCGATTTAACCACACCCAACACTTCTGCATTTTCGGCACTGTCTGCCATCGCTTTAAGATAACTTGCTCCATCATATCTAATGACATCACCAATAGCAAAACCATGATTAAGAAAAGTAAAATCTTCAATTAAAGATTTGCCGCTCCCTGTATCTAATTGTTTTTTTACAATGTCATTTTCAATTACTAATTTATATAAATTTTCTGAAGTTGTTGTGCTTGGTAATTCTGAAAATTTTAAATTATTAGAAGCGTCATAATATAACGTTCCTGTTGTCAAACTATCTGAAGAATTAAACTTAGATAAATAGCCACTTACTCCAGTTCCTTCAATTAGTTTTAAATTTTTTACTCCTGTTGTAGCATAATTTATTCCAGTAGCAGAAAAGAATAACGTATCAGACAAGTCGGTATAACTATTCTGATCTATAAACCCTCTTACAGAAACCTCATAATTTCCAGAAGAAGCAATTGGTATAAAAAAGTAAGGCTCAACATTAGAGACAACAACAGATCCAGATGGATAATTAAAATCAAATCTTTCTGCTATTAATATGCCACTAAGATTTTGTAAAGTTAAAATTCCATCACCCGATCCAGTTGCCCAAGAAGAATTTCCGGCTCCTGTTACGTTATACAAACCTGAAGTATAAGTCCCCTCGCTTGGAAAATACTTAAAATCATTGTCTGTGAAATCGTAATTGTACGCTAAATATAATTGTCTACTATTTAAAGAACCAGAAGCAAACGGTATTTCATATAATAAATCAATAGTATCGGCATCATATAACCCTGAAGGGAAAGACCCTTTGTTATCAATTATTATAGTATGGTCTTTCCACTGAATTCCGTTGTTTCCTGAAGGTGAAAAAATAGACTCAAAATTGGCACCAGAATAAAATGGATTTATTCCTACTTCATTAAAATTAAACTTATTTTCTCCTGTGCCTTGAGTAATATAACTTACGCTATCTATTTTTGGCGCATCTAAATAATATATATCTGATAATTTATTTTCGCCGCTCTTATTAACATATATTCTATAATCAATTGGAGTGTTGCTGGAATTAATCGCCCATTTAACAAACAAACGCCTATCAAAAGTTTTAGCTATTGAATCGTAACCTATCTTTATAGCTCCTGAAATATTCTTGGGATATTCATCGTAAACACTATTGTCAATATTGTTTAACTTTAATTGACCAATAAAAAACGGATCGCCTGTATTATAAAAATCAGAAACACTTAAACGATAAAATAATTTATCAGTTCCATCGTTGTTTATAAAAATACTAGCTGAAGCGTCGTTTACCACCTCATCTAATATAGTAGAAAAATCATTTTCTTTAGAACTTTGAAGGAAAACGTCTTTCGCAAAATCTATATTAGATAATTCATAATTAACAAAAATTCCATTTGAAATGGTAGAAGTTACATTTGAAAATGTTGAAATCGGAAAATTTAAAACAAATACAGCTTGCGAAGTTTTGTTATCAAGTGTAAAAGAAGTTATTCTTATTCTTATTTCTCTTAAAAAATTAACATCACCGTATAAAGAACTAGATAAAGAAGATAAAAAACTAGCGCTTAAATTGTAAAAATTATATTTTAAATCGCTATCAAGAATCTGGATTGGATTATTATCTACATCTAACAGTTCAACTAAAAAACTAGAAAAATTAGGATTACTAAAATTAGATATTTGGTTTGTTTTAGGGTCAATTATTTCCCATTCTAACCTTGTTACCGTCAAGTTTACTGAACCTTCAGCCATTACAATCAACGGCAAACCATTAAAGTCAGGATCAGAATCGGCCAAAAAACCGTAATCATTCTGATTTTCTATATTCGACAATAATATATTCGATTTAAGATTTACTATCTTAAAAGGTTTATTACTAATATTTTGAACTTGAGTAAACATTTTATAAAAAATTATCTGTTTCGCCTAAAGCGTACGCTCTAATAAATTCAAAAGTCGTTTCAGCTTCTAAGTTAGGAGTAACTATTGTAAAAAAACTTTTATCTCCTAATTTCCAATTTATACTTACTTTTTTAGAGTTTAATACGTATTCTATTAATAATCCTTTCACTAAAGGTTCACTATATGTTGATGTAGCTATTTCAAAAATAGCTTTAACATTAATAGTTGTTACACTAAATAAACCAGCTATTTGGTCATCGCTATAATCTATCCCAGAAAATATAAAATCATATTGATCGTCAAAATTAAAATTACTTTTTGTATTTAAAACGATCCCATCATCACCTTGAACATCTTTTGTAGTTTGACCTGCTAATATATCTTTTGGAATTTTAATGGTTTGATTGTCTTGTTCAGGAGAGTATAATAATTTAGCAGCAAGATTATCTCTGTTATCAATATAAGAGAATTTTGTTTTGACGTATTCTATAGCGGTTATATCAAATTCTACTGGATTGACTTCTTTAATACCTACTATTCTATACTGTTTAGAATACAAAGTAGTTATATGTTGAGAATCTTGTTCATAAATCCATAAAGTTGATGGATTTATTGTGTAAACATTTTCTTCAGCCGCAACGTCATCACTAGTGTTAGTAGTTTTTAAAGTTATTTTAGTTCTAAAACTTCCATCCATTCCTACACTTAAAACTTTATATTTATAAATATATGTGGAATTTAATTGATTAAGTTGAGTTTCTGTAACCTGATTTGCAGCCAAGGCTTCAGTATTTAATTGATCAATTGATGAGCTTTTCTTTGGAACAATGAAACTTATTATATCATTAACTTTTATATAATCATATTTATCGTCTAAGACTATTTCATCATTGACGACTTCAATTACTCTTCCTCCATATCGATTCGTTAATTTTAAAGCGTCACTAATTGTAACTACATTACCTGGAGATAATAATAAACATTCAGGCCCTGCTTGAAAATTCACTATTTCTTGTTCTACTTGATTTGTTACTAAAAACCACTCACCAGTTCTTTTAGCTTGAGATTTTGATGTTACGCCAAATCCTAAAAGTTCTTTTTCTACATAACCATATTTTTTTATATTGATTTGATCTTCAACATAAACCGTTTTGTCTTTATATCCGTCCGAAGCGTCCGCGTAAGTGACTTTAACGACTGTGAAACGAGTGTCTTTAGAAGAACCTGAATAACTAAAAACACCGTCTTTTACATTAGAGTTGTTAAAAATATAAGAAGAAGGCTTTGGCGAATCATTATCAAATTGAACATAATTATTCGACCAATAAACAATACCTTTGAAAATAGAACTTATATTGTTTATTAAATTTACTACATCTGTTTCTGATTTTAAATAAATATTGGAAGTGAATCTTGGTTCTACCAAATCCGGAAAAGCATCAAACTTTTGAGCAGCAGATCCAGAACTTGATATATAATTTTCAGCATCTTCTTTGGAAAACACTTGTTGACCTAAAATATAATTTTTAAAATCAACTATTTGTTGAGGAGAATCGTTAATTAATTCTGAAATTAAAATACCAACAGCTTCATTTGATGTTTTTGCTTTCTTTTCTTCCACAAACTTTTTAACAGAAGAAAATCGAGAACAAGATTTGTGCAATCCAAATGGATTAAATAATCTTAATCGCACTACTCCACCATAAATATTATTAACATTAATCGTTACTTCTCTAATTATCTTTTTAAAAGATTTATAAACTATACTTGGCTGGCCGTCTTCATCTATTTCTGTGAATTGTAAATTAAAAAGATGCAACTCTTGCCCTTTTTGAAACATATCCTCAGTTATAACTGTACCGGCTGGCACCGCTAATTCTACATAATCATAAGCGTTATTAACTTGTATCACTAAAATTTTTAACGCTGGAAATTTAGAATTCCTAAAAGTTGGAACTAGTTCGTCACAATATTTTCCTATATTAAATATAGACCATTTATCAGCCAAACTTTCCGGAAAATTAAATTTCCCCAGCCCGTATCTATTATTAGTTATAACATCATATAAAATCCAAGCTGGATTATCAGTCCATCGTAAAAGCGGGTCAAATTCGCCGCCCCAAATGCCATTGTATTCTTTTACATCTGCATCGTAATTTTCTGGAACTTTAATTTGAAGCAATTTTAAATTATACTGACGATTTGGAATTCCTCCCCCAAAACCTCTTGCATCTATTCCGGTTATAAAATAAGCCGAATTTGGATATTTAAATTTTGAATCTATAATTTCAGTTATAGCAGAAACCGCAACGCTATTATATATTTTCGTTTCTGTAACTCCTGGAGCGCTGCTAAAATTAAAAATTTTAACATAAGGCGTTAAATTTTTGTCTAAATCTTTTACATTAAGAACTAAATCAAACTGATAAGGCGAAGAAGCTATACCTTTTACTGAATGATATATGTAAATATTTTTATCTGGATTTTGTTTATAACTTAATTGCACACCAAATTGAGCCGTCAAGTTTGCCATACTACCGCCGTCATCTATTCTGTACAAAGAATTTATTTTAAGAGTTATAACCAAAAAATCGGTATTTGGATCTTTTATTTCGTGATATATCCCAAAACACTCCTCAAATACAAGATCGTTATAAATTGACGTATTAAACTTCGGGGGTGTTGTTCCCGCTGTAGTTGTAAAACTAACACCTGGAGGTTCTATAAATATTTCTTTTGAATCAACAGCTAAACATAAAAATGTATTATGGACTTTTGTGTCCTGAAAGCTGACTGGCGAACCAGCGGTATTTTTTATTAAACCGTATAGTGTTTTATTGTATGAATAAACAATTCCTGGACTTGCATAAGAAAATAGACCTTTCTGTCTGTCTAACGGTATAGACGATTGAAATTCTGATCCTATTTTTCCATAAACTTCTACTTTGCTGTAATTGTAAGAATTATTTCTAGAGTTTTTTACTGGATAATCATTCAAGTATAAACCTTTTAAATTTTCATTATTATTTTCCGCATTATCAAATAAAATTAAATCATTACCTAAATCGTCTATCAAACCAAAAATTGGTCCTTCGCATATTAAATCTTGTAAAAATATTTTATTAGCTGATTGTAATTTTTCGTTTTGAAGAACAAAAGGCGCTAAAGACTTGTTTTCTGTATAGTAATTGACTAAACTTGATCCTTCTGTTAAATTATCGACACCAATATTAGCACCTACCTCGTAAACTTGCGCTACAGATGATTGCTGGTTTGCACCACCAGTCACTTTATTATTAATTTTATTAACTACTACATTAAGCCCTAGAAGTCCCATATTTTATGTATTTTTAATTTTGCAACTTACGCACAACTGATCCTCCAGCAAAACTAGATCCTCCAGATGTAGCAAAGGCTGATGTTGAATTAGAATTCGCACCAGTTGTATCAGTAACTGAATTTATATCAAAATTTATTCCAATACTACTCACCAAACAAGACCCCACCCTTAATCTACCATAAGCAATTGGAACCGGAGTGTTTCTAGCAGCAGCGTTTTCAGTACTAGTAAAAATAAAAGAAGCTGTTTTTACTTGTTTCGGGTCTTTCGGAGTTAAAAGCTTAGACACTAAAAAACTTATTCCAAAACTAATCACAGATATTATTATTATATTTGCTATAAAAGCTATAGTTTTTGCTACAGCTAAACTTGTAATAAGAGAACCCATAATCATTGATGATGTTATAAGACCAGAAATCATCACGATAGGTATAATCTCAATTGTTTTACCAGTCAGTATTAGCTTGTCAAGATTATTTAAATTATCAACTAATTTACCATCAATAATTAAAACAAAACCTGATACATCATTCTTAAACCTTCTAAGATGTTTTTTCAATTTTGGAAAATTAGCCGACAAACAATTCAATATGTCTTGAAAGCATGAAGCTTTCATATTAAATTTCGGGCAAGCAAACTTCTTCAAAATTCCATGTAATAAGATTTGTTTCACTCTTTATATTTACACTTAAAAAAGTGTTTTTATTTAAACTATATATTATAATAGGAATATCGTAATTTTTCATAAAAAATAAATCATTATCAGATGGAGTTAACGAATTAAGGTGACTATGGAAAGACGCAACGACGTTGTGATTTTTAACTATATCTATATAAAAATCATCAATTGGCAAATAATTATGACAATCTTTTATTTTAGACGGGTATTCTTTTATTACTCCATTTGCAAGAATTAAACCCCCACTTTCGTAAGGGTAATTAGATAAACAATGATTTCTTATTGATTTTAATAAATCTTTATATTGAATAATTGAAAGGTCTTGTTCCAGGAAATCCACCATAAGGTAACCCTTTTATATTACTGCCCCATCTTAACTTACAACCAGTTAAATCTTTGGAGCAACTATCTTTAACCCAATATTCTTTTTCTGTTGTTGGATTTTTTGCACCAGTAGAACTAGCTCCATGAAGCTTTATGCAAACATAAAAAGAATAAGATATGTTATCATCAGTTTGTTGTATTTTACTTCCAAAAAAATCATGATTTATAGAATCTATATATTTTACAAATTCTCCAGGGTTATATACCCCTTTTTCTGGATAATACTCTAGAAATTCTATTGAATTTAATCCATAACCAGATTTTGAATAAAAAGGAACATTGTTTTCATCCGCAACAGGAACCCCTTGATTAGGTTTTCCATTCCATAGTTTAGGTGAAGTTTCTGGATATTCTACATTATTCACTTTTATTATTTGGTTGGGCCAAGGAATTTTTCCATAATTGCATCCGCAACCACGATAAACCCAAGGACACATGTTATCAGATATTTTTCTATTTGGAATTGTCTGATTTTCAAGATCAAGCGGACTGCTTAAAGCAAACTCAATATAATATTTGTTTTCTTGAGTTTTTCTGTTTACTATATAAGACTCTTCATAAAAAGATTCTCCATATCCTTTAACGTTATTTCTTTTAGCTCTATATCCGAAAAATGGATTCATACTTTGAGAAAAATTAATGTCATCTAAGTTTCGAACGAAAATTTTAATTCTTTTCAATTTTGAGTTAATTAAATCATTTTTATTTTTTACATAGTTGGTTAGAAATCCGTCTATATTTGCTATTTTAAAAGTTGGTCTATTTTGTTTTCCATCTGCCGAAAATTCAAAACCACTATATTCTATAGGTATAGAAAGATATTGATTTCCTCTATAAACAATATTATTATTGAAATTTTTTCCAGAATGAAATCTTACTATTCCTAGATTGTTATCTATATATATTTCAAAAAGATCTACGAAAGAATCTGGATCTAAACTTATTAACGAATTTGTTGAAATAATGTCTGACATAATTATGGGGTTATTATTTTTTGAACTTTTCCTAATATATTTGGCCTATCTGATAGTGAATAGTAAATAGGCGCGTCTGTTTGTATTTCAGAAGAATCGAAGAAAGCTTTATTTTTATATTTTGAAACTAAATAATCACAAATTATTCTTTGCGGGTTTCCACTACGTAAATTTGCTATATTTTTATAAACTAAAACTTCATACAATTTCATTGTAAAATACGGAGAATAAGAACCATTTGTATTTAATTTAGCCCCATTTCCTATTAAAATTTTAACATCATTATTATTTTTTAGTAAATTTACGTCGGGCCTTCCTCCTATTACATTTCCATAAGAACCGTTAAAATAATTACTTGTGTTATCTCTGCCACCAGAATAAAAACCATTAAAGACGATAGAAAATTTATTTTTTCTTATCAATACCGACTTTGTTCCTGAGTATTGAGACCGTATATAATCTCTCTGTGTTATTCTATCCGTTATAAAATTTACGAATGGTATCTTTGGGAAAAAAAATCTTGTATCATTCACCTCTTTATAGCTTGACAAAAAGCTATCACTATAAATAGAAAATAGATTTTTAGATTCAGGTATTATATTTGTTTTTTCTTTTTGATATACAAAACGGAGACCTGATGTGTTTCTTGAGTTAAAAAGATTTTTAAATAGATTATTAGTGTTAACCTCTAACGTACTTGTAATAGACACGCAATGACTAATAATGGGCTGTAAAACTGGATCATAAATTTCATTAATAGTAACAAAAGATCCTAATGCTAATGTTAATTTAGATATTTCTGGTCCTGTTGATACGCCAGTGATATTTACAGTCAATACCGCTCCAACTACATTTGTTACAGTACCTATTACGTATTTTACTGTAGACTCTTGAATTCTAACTACATTTCCAGTTGAAAAAGATTTTGAAGCTTCTATTGTTACAGAAGCTGATGAACCTTTTATAAATTCTTGATTAGCGTTTATATACGATAAATAAGCATCATTCACATCTGTTTCTACTACATAAACATTTAATAAATCTGTTAACGGTTCTTTTATAGCAGGAGTTGCACCATTAGGATCTGATATAGTAGCTGTTAAAAATTTAGAACAATCTGCTGTTCCATCATTCATATCAAAATAATATTTATTTAATCCAAGATCAGTATCTAAAACTGAAGATATTAAAGATGTTCCATTCGTGCTGACTGTAAAATCTTTTACAGTAACACCATCAGCAAAATTAGTTAAAGTCTCTACAGATCCGGAAATTAATTTTGTGAATTGCAAATCGTTTCCGGATAAATATATATTAATAGCGCTTGTACTATTTATATACCCTATATTAACCTGTGATTTATTATTAACGTCTTCATTTATTTTTACTGCAAAACCGCAATCATTTTCAGATCCAAATCCATAAGTATTAATATTTTTGCTTGTTTGCGCATCACCTCCATCGGTTACTTCTCCTTGTGCAAAAACAATTTGAGGCTTAAAACTTTTTTCTCCCAATCTGCCACCATTGCCACCTTTTAATTGTAATATTTGAGCTTTATCTGGTATATTGTCGGTAGAAATTACTTCAGGTAACTTTTCATCGTAATTGTAATAAAAAACTGTATTATTTTTTGGATTGAATGGCATTATTTATTTCCTTTTTTAATGTATTTAGATTTTTGATATTCTATAACAGCGATTAGTTCATAATTATTTGAATTACTTAATCTTGTAGCGTCTTCCACAAAAGTCTTTCCAAGATATACACCTGTTCCTTTACCCATTCCTGCACCAGCACCTCCATATACTAAATATGGGTTTGCTATAGCAGTATTGAAAAAATCATATAAAATAGCAGATCCTTTTGTTAAAACATGTTCTTTGTTTTTATTATCTTCTTTATTATTAAAAAAACTAACAAATTTGCTCACATCTGCCGCTACAGGAGCGGGAGTTATAGAAGTTAAAAGTTTATTAAATTTAAATTTATTTAAAACCGCTTGTTCATCCACGACATCAGTAAAAGAAATTGTATCACCAGCGCCTCCACCCCCCGCAAATATACTCGGGCCATCTTTATTTATATTTATAACTCCACTACAATTTATATAAAAACCATTTTTGCCCAAACGCGCTGAATTTGTATTTGTCTTTACTGTGTTTCCTCCTTTACCAATGATCTTAGAATTATAAAAGTTAAGAACAACACCAGAAGGCATTGATGAATAATTTCCCGTTATAATAAAAGCTCCAGTATTGAAACAATCATCTACAGAATTCGAATTTAAAGGGCCGTAAGTAACGTTGTTGAAATCTATTTTAACTCCAGAGTACAAAGCAAAAGCCGCTCCAAATCTGGCATTACTTTCTATATATTTGTACAAGTCAAAACAATTTTGATCTGGTCCGTTAACAATAAACTCTTCTACTCTTCCATCAACTCTTATTGAAGGAGGATTAATACCAAAAGTCTGGAGATTTTCTAAAGTCAATCCGCTTATTACTTGCGGATTAATCATAGAAGAATTGAGGCTGTTTATTCCAGAAGCAAAAACAAAATCTCCACTATTTTTTCCTAGATAATCATAATTATAACCACTTACTCTTACAAAGTAATCAGTTCCTAATTGCATTCCAGTAAAATTCATCGTAAAAGACGATTCATCAGGAGTGCCAATATCATACAAGTCAGTACTATCATTTCTAAGAACTGCTTTTGAAGAACCTGTGAAAAAACCTGCCGAAAAAGCTCCGCTTGTTTGAGTTAATCTTCCAGAAAAATCTGTATAATAAAAACCTGATTCTGGAATTGTAAATTTTGTTTGTAAACACAATTGGTTTAAACTGAAATCATAATAAGGCGCAACAACACATGTTTTCAATCCACTCAAAAACTTATCTGAAATATTTTGACCATCATCAAAATATTTTCCTGAATAATTTAATAACAAATCAGCTTCGCTTATTATACCTAAATTTTCATTTTCTTGCGATATAGCTCTTCTTCCAGTATATAAAAAATTATTTAAAAACTCATTTTTTGCTTTTAATGGAACTTTACACAACAGATCATATGTAGCAAAACCACCTGCTGGTGCAACTTTTTGCGTATTCGAAGGTTCTATTAAATCTACAAAACTAACATCTTTATTATTTGGATCATTTGGAAAAAATTCATCAGCGCCAAAAATAAATGTTATTGGTTTGCGTTCTTGATTTCTTATTTTTACTTCTTGATTTTTTGTAAAACCTAACGGCACAAAACCAAAGTTAACATTAGAAGGAATTAAAGTTGTATTAAACGTTCTATCAAAAGAATAATCAAATTTAGATTCAATAAATTTGGCTTGAATAGAATGATTATCTTTAAAATTAAATGTGTGACTCCATTCAGGACAATAGAATGATCTTGTTCCAGTATAAGGAATAAACATGTCATATTGGAAAAGCTCTACTCCATTATGGTTCTCAAGAAAGTGTAAAAGAGCTTGAGCCTCTTTATCCGATCTGTTATTAAATTGTAAATCAAAATCAAAACTGTTTGGATTTATTCCAACGTTTTGATACAAATAAAAACTGCTTAAATCGTTTTTATATTTAGTAGAATCAAAATTTAAACTTTGAGCAAGATCTGGCGAAAAATAAAACTTCTGTGTCCAATGGTTATTAGAGTCTGTAGAATAAGGATTTACATTTGTAGAAGTTGTGTCTCCGGTATAATAGAAAAATCCATCTGAGCTATTACCAAGTCTAAAAGGAAAAACATAATCATGTTTTTCATACGTTACTGTATTAAAATAAACATTTTTTGTAGTAAAAGGTATTAACTTTTCTTTCCAAGATGTTATAGATACGAAAGGAGACTCTAGACTTAAAGAAACAGTATTAAAGTCTACATTTTCTAAATTGTTGTTTATTGTTTTTAAATAGTAAGGCCTTACTTTTTCATGAGGATAAAACAAAGACATGTTTACTGGCCTCATGCCTTGACCATCAGGCAAAGAAGGTTTAGTGTAATGATTCTGATAAAAATGATTTAACGCTCTCGCTTCGTTATCCGTGATTCCTTGAAAGTTTAATTCTACCTCGACTTGAATGACGTTTTCACTTTTGCCAAGAATATATCGGTAATTATCTTGAAATTCATTTTCATAAAAATTAGCACTGAAACTAATTTTTGAACCATACGTTGGTTTAAAAAAGAAATCTTGAGTCCACCAGTCAAACGTTTCTGGACCAGAAATAACATTAAACGGGCTATCAGGTCTTGTCCAAAAAAGATTTTGTCCAGATGTTAAAAATTTTTGACTATTTAAATAGTAATATCCTGTTTTTCCAGCTAGTGGATTAACTACTGTTTCTGTTATTGGTGATGGAAGAGCGCTTGAATCAGTATATGTACCTGCATTTATTCCAGTATAATATACAATTTCAAACTCATTAAACAATATGCCAGTTTCATAGTATGGCACATTTGGCATTAATATTCTATAGTCGTTTATAGCTTTCATGGTGGATTATTCCCAACTCCTGCCCATTGTTGAGTTAGACCTTTATAAATATATGGAGAATTTTCAGTTCCATTACCAATTGTTGGACCATTTACCAAAGTCCAAACATCATCATAAGTAAAGTTTTGATATCTTGCTGGTATATTGTCTGTTGTAGTTAGCGCTGAGAAATCAAATCGAAAGAAAACATCAGGCGATTTTAAATTATATATTTTTCCTAAATTAAACGCCTCTTTAAATTTTTTGTTAACCTTAAACTTCACCCCTAAAGCATCTGTTGCTCTCCAAAAATTTCTTGGTAATCCTTGATCATCACTATCCGCCTTTAAATAAACTAAACCTGGAACCACACCTTCCACCTTAAAATAATAACTATGATTTATTTGCGAATTGCTAAAATCAGTATCTACAAACCTTCCTTCAATACGTGATACATTAGTAAATTTTTGATTAACTCGATTTCTATCTTTCATATATTGACCTGTAGCATAGAAATAAAAATTAAATAGTATTACATAATATAAATATTCATCATTATCAATTGGACCCGTAGAATCACTTGTTCCAGTTCCTCTTCCTTTATTTAAATCTGTAGGATCTGGCTTAGTAGAATTTATAATTTCTGTACTTGTAACGCTCGTAGGAGGTAATATAATAACATTATTATTGTTAGTAGGAGGATTTACAATATTTGGATTGTTTACTTCCATTGGAATAGTAATAGAAGAACGTTTCTTATTTAAAGACTGCATCATTTTTATTTTACTAAATCCAAAATTATCTTCAGATATTTCATAACTTTGATTTACTATTATACCAGTAAGATTTATCGTATCAGATACGTTTGCATCCGTATTGTCTTTCAATACAGCAGAAAATACTGCTGAATTTCCTTTTATGTCCAAAACTCCATCTAAATTACTAGCTGTTATATTGAATTCAGCATTTATTTCTTTCATCGCAACTCTTAAAGGAAAATATTCACCGACTCTTAAGACAGGAACTCTTTCAACACTAAATTGATAATCAAAATCAGTTACTACAAAGTCAGCCGGATTTTGTATATATGTGGATCTATCGTCAGTAATAATATAACTCGACACACCATTTAATATATTCAATCCTGAATTGAACGACTGATCTAAAGATGAAATGTTTTTTGTTACCTGAGTCGCGTTTAAACTATTAAAAACAAATGAATTCGTATTTAAAGCTCTTATTCCATGATAAAAAACAAAATCAGCTTTAACTGGTATAGGCTCAAAAGGACGCACTGAAAAACTTAAATTTGTTAAATGGCAACCTGGAACAGCTAATTGATTAAACGCTATAGTGTTTGCGATTTCATTTTGATTTTCTAATCTTAAATAGCTAGGAATCGCTCCTGTTAAGAAAAAATTTATAGATACTGAACCTTGAATAGGAGAAGTTGGCGAATAATACAATAAATTTCCATTTATATCTCTTACTGGAACGGTATTAGCCGCCAACTGAAAACTTATAGAATTGGCTGGAAATAAATTGTTATTTATTATAACCTGATTAATATCATATGTAAGAAATTTAGCCATTTTATTGATTTATATAAGCACCACCTTCAGTAGCGGTATCAGATTCAACAAAATAAGAAACAGTCGTTGTTAAGTTTTTAGCTCCAGTTAAAATAGTGATTTGTGGAGACGCTGGATTTGTTATCGCGTATGCGACCCAACTTATACTATCGAATTTATTAAATTTTAATCTATCGGTGCCTATTCCATTAAATTTTTGATTAACAGTTGTATTAGATCTACGAGCTTGAAGATTTAAAAATCCTTGACCAGTTATCACTCCAGAAACATATATTTGAGTTCCTGGATTTATATCATTTGGATTTTTAAATGCATTAGTCGAAGTGTCCCATAATTGATAGAATGGCGCACTACCTATTGTTGTCCCACTCACATATGCAACTCCATTCGCATTAGTCAATTGAACGTCAGCGAATTTATTAAATACTAAATAACCAGTACCATTAGAAATACCGCTATTTAATTGACATGTGAAATCAACTCCTATTACTTGTCCAGACAACGGACACAATGAATGATAAGCTAGACTACCCGATGTCTGATAATCATAACTTATATTATCTAAATTCAAATAAACAGGCTTATAGGTTTCAGAACAACTGGCTCTATGAACTTGTATAAATTTACCTTGTGAGAAATCATTATTTGTACTGTAATATCTAGAAATATCCAAATCACCTTTATCAGATATATTTGCAATATCGCGACTAGAATAACTTGTATTAGTAGTGTCTCCGGTTTGAAAAAAGAACTCTCCAACACTACCAGCGTCTGCATATGTATTACTTGAAGTAAATCTATACCCAACTAACATATTGTTTTTAGTACCTGAAGAATATGTAGTAAAAATACTATCAACTGGACCTGAACCTCCAGGAAAATTACTTTGATATTTAAAAATTAAATTTTGATCATTTGATTGATATCTAGAAACAAAAGTCCCATTAGATCCAGAAACATCTATTGGAAATACTGGATCTATGCCTCCGATTCCTAATCTTTTATTATTTATGTCAAAAATGAAAGGATCAGTAGAAGCCACAGTTCCAGGCGATATGTTCTTACCTAAATGCAATTGATTAAAAGTAGGATCAAAAGTAAAAGAAGCTGTAGTCGCTACTCCTACTTTTCTAAAATAAAAATTTGGATTAGTTGTGTCTTCTACTAGAAAAGTTTTATAAGTTACACTGTTAGTTGTATCATTTGTAACCATTAAACGAGCGTCTGGAAATCTTCCTGAGTTATTTCCTACTCTAGTCAAAGAATAATCAGCATCTACAAATACAGAACCGCTTAAACCAACAAATGTTCCACTAGCCATATTTGCGCTAGGATGATAATTTATATAAAAATCTTTTTCACTAGATATTCCGCTATAATTAAAATCATAATCATTACTATTTGTATTATTATCAAAACTCATCCTCAATCCAGTTGAAGCAAAAAATTGCATACTAACGCCAGATTCTGTATTAGCAACAGAATACTGACTAGCATCAGTTATTAAAACTTTACCATTAGTATTTATGTTTAACGATGGAAAATACGTATCATTTGAATCTCCGCTTATAAAAAATTTACCACTTGGAATATTCGCTAAATACCAAGGACAATTATTATCATTAAATTTAAAATATCCTGTAAAACCACTTGGCGGCTGCAATGTTATAACTGCATTTTGCCCAGTGTAACCGCTAATATGCAAAATAGAAGACGGAACGAAACTTGATGCGCCACCGATACCTACATATTTATTATTTGACGGTATTCTTATTACTGGCAGAGCATAATCAGAAACACCAATTTGCATTGTATTAGAACCAGTACTTCTAAGAAAATAGAAATTAGTTTGAAAATCATCAAATGTAATTATCTCCGTGGAACCTGCGGCATTTGATTTCAACAATACGTCTGTCGATCCAATCGTTGAAGACGCTGGTAATTCTGATATTTTATCGCCCATATTTTATATTACACCTTTATTATATTAAAAATTATTCTATATAATTTCCAGCATAAGAAATTATATTTTTATTTAGATAAGTAACGTATGTTAATTTAACTGTTGCGACATCTTCGGTTGTACTGGTAAACTGTTCTGAAATCAACCTAGTATTAGAACTGCTAAAATTAAAAACTTGATTAGTACTAGGATTAACATCATTTTTCTTTAAAATGAGCAAAGGAACACTCGCTTCAGTTGTTAATAACGTTCCATCTTCAGTTGTCATCTCAGAATCTTCATAAGCAACTCCATTAATATTTACAGAAAATACATCAAAAGCATTAGTTATTAAAGCGTCTGACTGTCTTTTTGTTTCATAATCATCGACCTCCATTGTAAAGTTAGTAATTACTTCAATCGGCCATTTTGTTGTAACCTGAAAAGGAGTAGTAGAATTTACTGTATAAATTTCATTTTTATTTATTTGAGCGGATAAATCGAAACTTGTTATTCTATTTCCTGAGCTTCCATTACAAATTATATTAATAGTACTAGGCAAAGGAACTTTTTTTGGATTATCTGTGTTATACCCTAATGCATTTAGAGAAGATGGATCGCCTAACATTGTTGCATTTAAGCTATCAATATATAAACCACTTCCTATATCCCCATAAACAGTAATACCATAATTAGCGGTTGGCGGCTCACCATAAGTTACAGAATAAGAATAAGAAGTTAAACTTCCCAAATTAAATCCAAACACTTTATCTCCATAATTAATAGATCCTCTTATGAAGGAATCTATTCCTGTATATAAACGCATAAAATCTTCAGCAATCATTGTTCTCGTTATTGAAAAATCACCTTTAGGTATTCCAGCGACAACATTTTTAATAGTTCCTTGACCAAAAATATTTATCGGCTTGACTGTATGAGAATAAGAACCGTCCACATCAGTAACGTAATCTAATTTACGTCCACCAATATAAACTGTTTGATCATATTGCGCTTGTGAGAATTTCATTATCTTTTCTTAGTTGAGTCTAATAAACCACCTGTTCTTTGTTCATTTGATATAACTTCTAAGACAACAGATTTGATTCTATTAGCGAGTTCATTATTCGTGCCTTCGGTTCCCACACCTGTTTTGTCTTTTTCTTCTTTGTTGTCGCCATTACCATTAGCATTTACAGTAATATTAATTGATACATTATTAGCTGTAGAATTAGATGTGTTATTAGCTTCTGTTTGATTGGGGCCAACCATTCCGCCTTCAGCAAATCTCGCTACTCCTGAATTGATTCTATTAAGACCGCCAACACCATATTTTCTAACCGCTCTACTATTGACTACATATTCACCACCAGAAAGATAAGCTGGAATACTATCTGTTAAACGAGAACCATAAGGTAAAAATCCTCCAGAATTGAATTTCATTAATCCACCATCTTGTTTTTTACCACGAAATGGATCATAAAATGGATTTTTATTAAATCCTCCATAACCGGGAGAGAAGCTTCCGCGTCCATAACCAGAAGAGACGCGAGAATAACCCGAAGGAATATTATTCATTCCTGTCATAGCCTGAGATGGACTATTGAAACTCTTAGTAGTTCTACCTAGTCCATAATTTGGTCCCGCATTTCCTACTTGCTCAAAACTATAAGTAGGCTTGCGACCTAGAAAGCCACCTGGAGTAACGTTTATTCCAGATTGAGCAAATCTACTTGCAGCCATTTCATTAAATGAAGATTTAGTAAAAGCTGTAGAACCAAAATTTGATTTATTTAAAATAGAACCATCTCCCAAAGTTACAGATCCTCCAGAATTTATCAAGCTTTTAGCATCACTAAAGCTACTCACCGCAGTTGTTGTACCATTCGATAAAGCGCCAGTTGCGCCTTGCAAATTAGCTTTTGCCATAGAACTCTGCTTCAAGTAGTCAGCACCCGCTGAAATTCCCATGCCGATTCCAGTTGATATTAAAGTAGTAAGAAATTGATTAAGAAGCGCTTTTCTTTCTGCTTTTTTCTTATCTTTTTTAGCTTGAGCTTCTCTTGCTTCGTCTACATAAGCTTGAAATTCTGGACTTTGTTCTCTTCCGAAACCAGTAAGATCATCAAAAGGTCTGGCTAAATTGACACTTGCTGACATTGAACCGGGATCTCCTCCTGTAGCAAAACGAGGAAAAGTATTAAAATTTAGATCATCAATAGCTCTTGGACCACCAAGAGATTTAACAGCGTTTCTATTTAAGACATATTCGCCATCTTCAAGCAGCGCAGGGTTTTTATCACCAGTTCTTCCACCGCTAATATACATACCGCTTTGAGCGCGAATAAAACCCCCTCTTTGCTCTGTCGCGGGTCTACCAAATGAAAAAGAACTTCCAAAGCTACCAACAACTTGATTAGCTATGTTTTGAAGCATTGCTCCTTGTATAGCTTTTAAGAAATTTGCAGCCACTCCCATTAAAGCTGATTCAAGATCGTCTGCTTTGTTAAGCGCCGCATCCATTGCTCCAACTAAACCATCTCTAAATAAACCTGGAATTTTTTGCCCAAAGTCATTTGCAAAAGTTTCTCTTTCTTTATTTATTTGATCAAAACCAGCACTCAATCCAACAGAAAAAGATTTAGAATCACGAAGTCTTTTTCTTTCTTCGGCGTTTTTTATTTTTAAAAGCTCGGTTTCTTCTTTTACTTTATTATTTATATTAGCTTGAATACCCTCCAAAGCCTTCAAATCTTCTTTCGCTGTAGCGTATAAAGGACTTAAATTATTTAAACTATTTAAATATTCTTTTTGTTTTTGAATTGTATCGTTTAGAGTTTGTAGATTTTCTATATTTTGTTGATTTAGTAATGGAGATCTTTTTAACTCAGTTTCGGCTATGTTATTTTTTTGCAATTGAGCCTCTTTCATCTGAGTTTGAATACGTGATTTTGCAGTGCCTAAAACTGATGAATTTGCAGATTCTAATTCATTTTTTGTAAAAGATGTTATATCTTCAGTTGATTGAGCTTGTCTGTATCCGATACGTAACTCAGACTCTTTTTGCATTCCCATGTTATAAAAATTAGGAGCATAATTTAAATAAGCCTCTTCTTTTGCTCGTTGTATTTTAGAGGTTATTTCTTTACTAGCTAAAGCTCTTTGTCTTCCTGCTGATTCATAACTAATATCAGCAACAGTTGAAGATTCAAATAAAGTTAATTGTTCTTTTATTTTTAATTGGCGATTATTTTCTTCTAATATTTTTGTTTCTCTAGTTAAATTAGTTTCTCTATCTTTTTCTAATTCTTTTTGATCAGTAACTATTTTTTGTAATTTTTGCAACGTCTCTGCGGGAATTTGCTTAAGTTGCTCAGAAGAAATATTTTTTAAAAATTCTTGTGCATCTGATGCGGTCATAGCTTCACCTTTTTTGGTGATCCCTTCTAGACGAGTAATTTCATTTGGACTTCCTCCTAATATTGGAGTGCTTTTTATTTGTTCTGCAAAAGTTTGCGCAAATTGTAAATTTGTTTTTTTATTTTCTCTATTAAAAGAATTTGTTAATAATTCTTTTTTTAATTTAAGCTCAGAATCAACGGCCTCAATTGGCGATAAAATATTTTTTACTAATGAATTTTCAAAAGTGCCTGTAAGCTCTTTCAACTTATCATCGAATTCAGACTCTTCAAAAGATCTTCTTACTAATAGAGACGCATCAGATAATGATTTTTCAATGTCTAGGTATATAGATGATGCTGATTTTTTAGCGCTTCTATTAGGCTTAGTTCTTTCTGTATCTGTTTTTAAATTTTGTAAATCTTCAAATGTATTTGATAATGCTATTGATCTATTAACACCCATTGCATCATTTGGATTAAACGCAATTCTAAAAGCTTGAACTACACTTTCCTGCATGTCTTTAGTTAAAGACGTAAAGTATTCTGATTGTGCTAAATTTTGTTCTAAACCTCCACCTTTTGCTAAAAAGCTTGTTCTTGCGCTTTCATCTAATTTTGTTAATGAAGCAGCAATAACTTTAAAAGGTTTTTCTGTTAGCGCTAATTCTCCAATAGTTTGTCTAGCTTGATCGAATTGATCTTTTGTTAAATCTGGAGCGCCTAATATAGATAAACCAGCGACTTGTTCTTTTTTTTGATTTTTTTCTTTTAAAGCTTCTAATTTATTTTGAACCTCAGATGCTGTAGCCTCTGGATTTATAGAAGCTCGCAAAGCTGCTGGAATTTTTCCTAAATATTTTTGCCTCTCTTTTTCTACTTTTATTGTTTCTTTTGGACTCAAACCACCTTCTTCAATTTTTCTTAAAGCGTTACTATAACCTTCTACTGCGTCTTCAGCTTCTTTATCTTTTTTTGTTGCATTTTGAATTGATTTTGCAAAATCATCAACAGTGGATCTTGCGCTTAACATAGCTCCACCAAATCCAACCGCCGCTCCAACTGCTGCGCCTAATGCAGTTCCAAATCCTGGAATTATACTTCCTATTAATGCTCCAGTGCTTGCGCCAGTTAAAGCTGCACTAGCACCTGTAGAAGCCAATCTTCTTCCATAACCCATTTCTGATCTATCTTTACCTTGAGCAATTATTGATTCTAGTTGTCCAGCTATCATTGGAACAGCTATTTGAAAACCAACATTACTGCTTATTTTATCAAATTTTTGATTTGCACCTTGCATTAATGATCCTGCACCTTGCATCAGTGATCCAAATCTTGTCGGCGCAGCGCTTTGATTAAATGCAAATCCTGTTGGAGCATTACGTTGAGAACCAACATTTGTATTAATATTTGCCGCTGTAATTCTAGTTGGATATTGAGTTCGTTGATTAGCAGCGGCAGCAGCAGCGGTAGCGGCAGCAGCAGCTCTTTGTTGTGCATTTTGATTTTGTTGAATAGCCGTTACTAGTGCATTATTTGCGACTGCAACTATCGTACTTGATTTAGTACTTTGCTGTAAAGATTGAGCGTTTTGTTGAACGGTATTTTGCAGGATCTGCTGTTGTTGTGCTGTTAAAGTTAAATCTTGCGTTAATCTCCTTAAAGCTTTATTCATTTCAACAAATGCTCTACGATCTACATCAGGTAAGACCTTAGAAGATAATCCTCCAAAAACATCTTGAGATTTAACTGTCGCAAAATTAGGAACATAACCTTTATTCATTAATCCAGCAGCTTCTTGATTACGCATCGAATCACTCAAAGCATTACTTAAACCACCATGATCTGAGATAGCGGAAGCGAAATTTGATTGACTAGTATTTCTAATAAATGGAAAAGGCCCGCTTTTAGTATCTAGAATGGCTTTATTGCCGCTCATGCTTTCTTCTAAGCCCATTACTGCTTGTTTATATGCAAAGTTAGGAATAAAGCCTTCACTCAAACCAAAGTTAGGTATAAAACCTTTATTTTGCAAAAACATTTTCTTTGTCAAATTATCATATTTCCATCTGCCAATTTTATCGTACTTTGTTTTATTTAATTTGTATTCGCCATAATTGACACCTTTGGATTTATAATTTTTAACAGTTAAATTTTCAACTCCAGAAACACCAGACAAATCATCTCTTAAAGCTGCAATATCAACTCCAGGTTCTACCTCTTCCGCTCTTCTGCGAAAATTACTCATTTTAACAATCGTAGCAACATAATCGTACTTCTTCATAAAAGCAGCATAATCTTTTGTTAATATGGCTGTTTGAGATCTTATTTTTTCTTTATCTTCGGATTTACCAGATACAACAAGATTTTCTAAGTATTCCCAAGCTGCTTTTGTTTCAGGCGATCTAGACCAAAATCTTCCAAGAACTTTTCCAAGATTATCATATTTCATCGTTCTAACTTTACCAGAAAGTTTTCCTGAATAAACTAAATCTGGATTTTGAACCTTTCTTAAATTTCCAAAAGCGTTAGCGAACGTTTCCATTCCCTTTGTAAGGCCAAATGAAGTTTTTGCTCCTCCACCAGATAAATTTAAAGCTGCTATTTTAGCGAAATTTTCTGCTGCTTCCTCTTTATTCGAAAAGACTTTTCCATCTATAGCTGAAGCGTTTGGAACATAAGCGTTCGGCCCTATAGTAGACACTGCAATATTGTCCATTAAATTATTAAAATACTCACTACCTTTTAGTATTTTTTGCCCATCTTCACGACGGAAATTAGTTCCGGCTAAATCTGTACCTGTGCCTTTTTCAGGAAATAATTCTTGACCCCTTTGCGCTCTAAAGAATTTTGTTGTAATATCTTTTCCTGCAAAATTAGGCACAAAACCTTTTGCAGCATTCATTGCTAAGAACGCAGGATCTTTTACATAATTATCTAATAAACTATTCGTTTCTGTGGACAATCCTTTTACAAGATCAGGGCTATTCTTCAACATTTGAGAATAACTTGTTCCAGCTAATTGAAGAAAGTTTTTACCAAACTCAGATGGCAATTGATTTTCATGGCCAGTTTCATTGAAAACCATGACAGCTTCTTTTATTTTAGCAGCTTTTTCAGGATCAGTTTGAGCAACTGTCTTTAATTTATCATTCATGTGTTTAGCAACCGAGCCGCCTGATAAATTTTTTTTCGGAAAACCTTTAAAATCAAGACCAATAATTCCATCATCTTGTAAAAGAGCGTCATCAAATGCAGTTTGACTAGATTTTGTTCTAGGTTGCAATACACTGCCTCTAACAAATTCACCAAATATATTAGATTTATTTATTAATTGTAATGCTTTTCTACTAAAAGTTTCATATAATGGACCGAAAATATTAGGATCACCATTTTCATCTGCACCTTTAGCAGTACTTCTAAAACCAATTTGTCTAAATGTATCTACATCACTAGCTTTAGATATTCCTAAAGTAGGTTGGATTTTATCAAAAGCAGCATTACCAAATTTCTTAAACCAAGGAATTCTTATTGCACTTGTAGGAGGAGCAAAATTAGGAATAAAACCTTTTGAAGAAAATGATGATCCTTTAGGAATCACTACGTCATAAGAACCAAGATTTATGTTTTCATCTTCACCATTATGGTAATTAGAACCTTTTAAACGCTCTAAAATAGCTTTTACCAAAATATCTTTTTTACTAATTTTTTGTCTAGTTCTGACTTCTGCAAAAGAACCATCGGCTTTAATTAGATCAAAAAAATCATTTTTACTTGTTGTTTTACTATTTTCAAATAAATCTTTAGCGTCAACTTCTCCCAATAAACCTTGAACTTGATTTTGAGCATACAACCAGCTATCAGGATTTTTTAAAGCGGTTGATGTTCTTTTTAACGTTGAAGAGCTAACTTTACCTTTATATTGTTTTATAAAAGCTGCTAAAGCATCTCTATTATAAGGTGATGGATTACCTGTTGATTCTCTTTGACCAACTGGAACATAAACGCTGTCAACTAAACCGCGAGCTTGTTTTGTATATTCATCGACAGATTTATTTAATTGAATAGGATTTATATTAGCGATAAAATTATCGTAAAAATCTGTTCTTTCTCTTACTCTTTTATTTTCATTTAATTTTATAGCTTTCAATTCTGTCAATACAAAATTAGGTATAAATCCACCAGCCATATATGGATCAACACCTGTTCTACTTATAGCATTTTGTCTATGTGCGCGGCCAGCTTTTGATCCAGCAGGAGGATTAATAAAAGGTTGAGCAAAACCGGGAACATATTTTGTTTCCTCGGCTGTATTCATATAAGTGTTAGCTCCTACTGATTTTGGAGCTTTAACAACTTTGCCGGATTTATAGCCGCCCATTGCAGCACCCATTCTTTCAGACATTTCAGCAAACGCTGGAATATGACCACCCGCTTTGATTTTCGCACCGACCTGAACACCTCTTGCTCCGATAGTAACGTTTTGTGCGGCAAGTAATGGAGCTAATTGTTGCGCTATTTGTAATTGTTGTTGATATTGTGCCGTTTGTAGTTTTGCGTAATTCAATACCGTTGCCGCTTGAGCAGTCGCATTTCCCTGTTGACCTTGCAAAGCTAAAGATAAATTAGACTGTGTTTGTAAAATTGCTATAATTGATTTTTCAATATTGGCTCTTTTTTGAGCTTCTGTGGTTAAACCTAATATAGCTGGTAAAGCTTTTGTAGCATCTTCAAATGTATTTTTAGCTACTTTAGCTATAACTGCGAATGCAAGAGCCAACCCAGGCCCAGTGATAACATTACGAATACCTTTTAGTAAACCATTTGCAAAAATAGATCCTGGACCTTCTCCTTCTAAAGTCTCATTAATATATTTTACAGCATCATTTATTGGAGAAACTATAGCTTCAAATATTGGAGCGAATGTTACTTTACCTACATTATTAGCTAATTGTTGCAAACCCAAACCTGTTTGAGTGGAGAGCGCACTTAGTGTTTTATTTAATTTTTGATTTGCTACATCAGCTTCATTTGTAGCTTTAGATCCTCTTTCTAAAGCTTTAATATAAGTTCCTTGATTATTTGTCAAATCATTAACAATTCCTTTCAGAATGTTGACTTGATAAACACCTGCGACTTGTTCTGATAATTGAGCGCGTTGAGCATCAGCAAGATCATTATATTTATTAGCAAAATTTTGTAAAATTTGTACGGCTGGTAAAATACCACCTTCAACATCACGAACAATAATATTAAATTTTTCCAATTGATCCAACGTATCAGTTCTTTGTAGACGAGTGAAAATTGTTTTTAAAGCGTTACCAATTACAGCACCACCTCTTGCCGTACTTTGTTGAGCCGTAGTAACTAAAGCATTTAATTCATCAAATCCAACTCCAGCTTCTTGCGCCGCTTGACCTGTTCTTGACAAAGCTTCACTTAAATCACTAGCCGATACTGCAAAATCTTGTTCTACTGCCGCTAACTTATTAACAATTTGGGTTGTTGTTAGTCCAGCTTTAGAAAATCCATTGATTGTCGAAGTTAAATCTTCAACTGCTTGTTTAGAACCTATTCCTGTTAAACGGACCAACGTTAACGCATCAGCAGTTCTTTTTAATGTTTCTTCTGTATTCAAGCCTTGACGAGAAAACTCTAATGCAGCTTTAGTAGCATCATCAAATGATGAAGCTGTTTGTTTGGATATTGTAAATAACTCAGTTGAAAATTTTTGTAATCCAGAAGTTGACAATCCTAAAACACGATTTACGTCAGTTAAAGATTTTTCAACTTCCATAGTAACATTCGCTATTTCTTTAAAAAGCTTTACTGATCCTCCCAATACAGCAGTAGAAGCTCCGAATGCAAGCACGCGAGCATTAGAAGCCTTCAATGCAGATTCAAAATCAGCTAAATCACTAGTTATTCTTCCCAATGGTTGAGAAAAAGTTCTAGGATTTATTTGTAAATTTAATTGATTTTGACTCGCAAATCTAGCATTATATGCTGCCACTCCTTGCGATATACTTTGAGCTAATGCGGATTGACTCGCTTGGACATTGATTTGAACAGCCATATATCAAATAATTACACTTAATTCTATTCAACTCCCATTAATTTCATCAAATCTTTCATATCTAAACTACCGCCTTTTTTCTTAGCTTCTTCCGCTAGACTAACATTCTTAGAATTCCCTTTATCCATATTTATGTATTTATAATCTTCTTTTGTGGCTCCAACGATTGATGTAGCTTGATTATCTTTTTGTTGCATCTTTTCTTTAGCTTTTTCATTAGCATTAACATAATCAATTAATTTATCAGGATCTTTCTTATATTGATCAGGGATTTTGTCATTATTTGAAATTATATTCTTAAAATAACGAGCGTATAATATTAATCTAAGTTGATTATAAGTTAAATTAACAATAGGTTTTCCATAAAAATGTATAGGATCTTCACAATAAGGCATGTAATAATTAAAAAAATCTTCTAAAACTAATTTCTGAATCTTTGAATCAGAAAAATTATTTAATATAGAATTATAAATTTTAATAAGCTCGACCAGATCGTCTGAATTTATACTATCAAATTCTTCTTCTAAATAAAATAAAGTATCTAAATTTTTATCTTTATATATAGTAAATTTAAGAAACTCTTCGGTAACTCTTTGTTCGGCGTAATGTTCGCAGGTATTACCTAAATAAGAATTTCTCTTATTTTTTAATTCGTTAACTTTAATCAAAGATTCATTAATCTGTTTGTTGAGCGCGTCTATCTGAGATTTAAGATAAGTATTTTTTTTCTGTTCAGCGACCTTTTGTAAAAACAACTCTTCTTGTTTGATAATTTTCTCTTCAGCATCCGTCCAGTAACCTTCTTCTTTTAAATTTATTAAAGCTTCTTCGGTTGTAGGAATACCTCGGTTTTTAGCTTCTTTTATGTACTCTTCTCTTGATTCGTCGATCAAAACTTGATCTGAAATATTAATATGTTTAAAATACAATTTGCCAAAGCTACAGTTTATAATTGTGTAACCTTGGCAAATGTCTCTAAAACTCTTTTTATAATCTAATAAATGATCCATTATTGTCCAGCAAGGATCTTATCAAATTCTTCCTTGTCGATCTTACCAGTGAAGAACCAAAAACTAACAATACTAGCCAATTTATTATAAGTCTTAGTGTAAAGTTCGTCCTCTTTCTCTTCTAGAGAATAAAGATAATCTTCCTTTTCTTCCAAAGTCTTTCCTGGAAATATTGGAATAAAATCAGTATGGTTTTTACTTGAATCTTTATAAAAACTCAAACTCAAAACATACCATAGAATTGATCTATTTTGAGCCTTTGTATCGGCAGTATGATTAAAAAGATTCAAATAACTAGTCTCTCTTTCTACTATTTCTCTTCTGACATCAATAAGATCAGATTGTTTTGCTGAAATTAAATCTTTTTCTTCTTGAGTTCTTTCTGATTCTGGCTTTAGACCAAGGTTAACTATCTCAATTTGAAGCTGGCTGTATTTTTCATATCCAGCATTAAGCTCTTCTGAATCTTTTTGATTTACTAAACCACCTGTATCACTATATTTGTTAAGCAACATTGCTTTTGTCAATACTCCCTGCTTGATACACTTACTCATCTCAATAGAAAAAACCATTTCGGCTTCTTGAATTTGTTTTCTATTTGGTTGTCTAATAAGAATTTCCACAGGAATACTCTTCTCAACAGTTTCAGAAATGCTGCGTTCTTTTTCTATACCGCTTTCATCAGTATATTTCTCTTGTCTTTTTTCTGTAATTTTTGCGATCTTTTCGATATTAAAGGTGTAAATAGATTTAGACATGTTTATATTATTATAAATATTATATACTTAAATTTCAATTATGGCAACAAGTTTAATATCTAGTTCAGAAAAAGCAGCTCTTGAGGCTGTTATCGATGATATACATGAAACATTTGCCCGCACCATAACCGTATTTAAAGAAGCTTCGTCTATAGTTATAATAACAGATGCTAATTTTAATCCATTATATAGAACAGCAGGACAAACGACCTCTATAATGAATACACCTGTATACAAGACTTTTAAAGCAAGAATCTTTTATAATGATGATATTAAAAAACAATATTGGAGCGAACAGTCCGTAAACACACAAATTAAATTACAATTAGTAGTTGGTAGCGTTCGTTTAAAAATAGATGCAGAAGCTTATGAATATATAAAAGATGGCAGACGTTTCGATGTCGATGGCAAACGATTCGTTTTGGATTCTAGCTTTAGACCTCATGGCTTATTTGACAATAAATACTATACATTATATCTAAAACCCGATCCATAAAATGAAAATAGATCAAAAAGATCTTGATGCAATTTCAGCTCAACTTCCTAAAGAGAATATTTATTTAAAGTTTGTATACGATGCTATGAAAAAGGAAGTAGATAAAATTCAAATCGAAATGATTCAAGAATTTGAACAACACCCCATTTCTAAAGAAATTGATGGAGGCATAACCGCTTCCAATATATCTGAAACTTTAAATGGCATTACAAATCTTTATTCATTTATTGGTTTTAATAGTGGAGATAGACCACTGGAACCAATAAAACAAGAATTGCAAAAAATTAAATTAAGATATAATATAGCTTCAAGAGGGGAAATTACTTTTACAATAGATTTTCCAACTGCTAAAGATATTTTTAGAGTAACCCCTCTTCCTTGGGCAACCGGCAGAAGTTGGGCGCAAGGAATTGAAACTGGTATATCTGGATTAGGTTATTATATTAAACAAAAAGAAAATAGTAGATCTGGTCTTGGCGTTCAATCTCAAAAGCAAATAAGAAGTGGCGTAAGATTTAGAAACACAAAATACATAAGCGATCTTATACAAAAATATAATAAAAAAATATTAGATTTATCTAAAAACACAATTTTATGATTCCAGCATTTTCACATGACGTAAACAATAGTTTTTTTCTTTGGTTTGACAACGCTTTAATGAGAAAAGGTCAAGCTTTCAAAACATACACAACTAAATTATATAATTATACTGATAACAGATTAGTTGGTAAAGTTATATATGGTAGCCCTTATAAACAATGGGCTTATGATAAAAGCATCGCAGGAATTACAATACCTAGCGGAGTAACTGTAGATAATACATTTATTGCAACTGGAACTAGCGGCATGATAATTGATTTTGATAATGGTAGAATTATTTTCAATAGTGGAGTTTCAAGTTCTTTAACTGTATCCGGCACATATTCAGTAAAAGAAATAAATAGTTATATAACCGATCAACCAGAAGATGATTTAATAGTCGAAGGAAAATATATTCAAAATAGCCGATTCACCGTTACAGAAACATACGTTCCTCCATACAATCCAGTAACACCTTCAGCGTTTATTTCTATGGAAAAAATAGATAATAATCCTTTCGCTTTAGGAGGAGAAGACGAAACAAGAATACTCATTAAAGCGGTTGTTTTTTGTGAAAATTTATATCAGCTTGATGGAACTCTAAGCGTTTTCGCAGATACTTTCAATACGAATTTTAACATCATACCAATGGTTCAACATCCTCTTGCTGAATTTAATAATTTAAAAACAGGATTGTATCCTACAGGATACGATTATATAAATACAAATAAAAATTCCATAAACAATGGAAAATGCTATATATATGATGTCACCACATCAAAAATAAAAGACAACGTAATCAGAGAACTTAATCCTACATTGCACATCGGATTCGTAGATTTCGAAATCGGTGTAATAAGATACCCAAGATTATAAAAATTTCACAATATATATCATACACTGTAAAACTAATTAACATTTTAACAAATAAAAAAATATGGCAAGAAATCGCGTAATTTATCAAAGTCAAGCTTTATTTATAGCTCCAAATAGCACTGGCATTCAAGTTAGCGGCAGTGGGATGGCTAGTCCTCAATCAGCAGATTATACCACCGGCCAATTAGCCAGTGGTACAAGTTTGTTGTATAAACTAGATAGAGTGCAAAATTGTAATTTCAACTTTACAATTAATCGTCAAGATATTAATGAACTAGGTCAACTAGCTCGTATCGATAGCATTGTAAATGATAGCCCAACAGTTGGTTTGGATTTTAGTTATTATGTAACTGATGGTTTGAATGAAAGATTGATGGGATTTAATTTTTCTGGAAAGAGCTTAACAGCAGATAGCGCATGTGTAGACGCAAGCGCTATTTCTGGTTTGATGGTAGATACTCAAGGGAATAATTATTATATTGTAACTGTTGATGAAGGTGAAGACGTTGTAAACGCAAATCTTTCAGTAACAAGTAACTCTATTGTTGGTGTTGGTAACGGATTCATCACAGAATACAGTTTAGATGCTTCTGTAGGATCAATTCCTACCGCAAGTATAACGGTTGAAGGATTTAATATTAAGAGCGATGTTGATAAAAAAGCCGATTTAGATAATGGAACGTTCGTATTAACGGGCAGTTCTCCAGCTATCGATTATTCTCAAAGTCCAGCCACTCGTTTGACTGGTACGAATAGACGCTATGCAATAAATACAGGCAATTTGACTACTGGCGTCAGCAGTGTTGCAGCATTACGCCCAGGTGATATTGTTCTAACAATGCCTGTAAATAATGGATTTACAGAACTAGATAACGCTTCAAATAAAGCTCACGTTCAAAGCTTTGCTTTTACAATTCCTCTTACTAGAACAGTACTACAAAGACTCGGCAACGTATTCGGTTTCGCTCGCGTATTAGAAGTTCCATTAAATATGGATGTAACTATTAGCGCTATTGTTAATGAACTACAAGAAGCTGATATCTTTGATGAGCTTTGTGGATCTGCTAATAAAAAGAATTTTACTGTAACATTGAATCAATGCGCTGATGTTGGAGGAACAATCACTCCAAAATTAGTTTATAATATTAGAGGTGCTATTTTGAACTCAGAAAGTTTTTCAACAGATATCGGTGGAAATCAAACAGTTGATTTAACTTACAATGTTCAAATTGGCGGCGCTAACGACACTGGTAATGGTGTTTTTATGAGCGGTTCTTATACAACTGGAAATGCAATGACATTATTAATGCTAACTGGTTTTTATAAACTTGGAACTGGAAAGAATTATTAAAAAATAAAACAACAAAAAACCCCAGTCGAAAGACTGGGGTTCTTTTTTTTACTTATGGATGACCATATCCATACGGATAATAAAAATATCCAGATCCTGTAAATATCGGCGAACCATCTTCACCAGCTACTTGCACAGGCGCAGCTTGATAAATGTTATAACTAGATACTAATCTTTCCATTTCTTCTCTAGCGTCATTAGCCAATCCACGATATGTTTTTGCAAGTTCATTTTTATTTGTGCGCGTAATCATTGTGTCGCCTTCACGCAAAGTTACGAAATCTACAGAGCTATCTACTCCGCGCAAAACTTGACGAGTCTTTTTTGTATAAAACTCATACAAGTACATTTGCTTATATATTGATCTTTCTTCTTGTTGAAAAGTTCCAGTTGGAACGAAGTAAGATCCTTCTACAGAAAATTGACTATATATCTTTGTGTTCAACATACCAACATTGTTAGCAAGCCAACCTGAAATAAAATAAAATTGAGCATAACCACTATCATAATCAAATTCATTTCCAAATATTTCATCGGCTAAATCATGAACGCTATAAGCTACCATATATATATCTTACACTTTTTTATTTAACTTACGAACTAATTCGTTGTATATCATTTTAGAATAATAACTGCTATTCTTACTTTGAACTTCGATATCAAACTTTTTCGGCGGCTCAAATACTTTATTAGTATCTTCATGTGTTGATTCGTTAATAGTATTCATAAATATTAAAAAATCAGGATCAAATTGATTTCTGGTTTTTTGAAATGGACACACAAAGTCGCAAATGACTATTTCATTATACTGACCGTACATGTCGGCCAAATCTTTCATTCTTTTACCTTGGCGTTCACGACCAGCTTCACTGAAGTCCCAATCGTTGAATTGTTCACGAACTTTATCTGCATTTAACCAATGACATTTATAATGATGGCTTAAAAGATAAGACAAATCTGCCGCTAATGTGGTTTTACCAGATCCCGGCAAACCCATAATTAATACCTTTAAAAACGAACCAATTGGCATATTATATGGTATGGTTGAAAAGATATTTTTTCAATGTTCACTACCTCGGGCAGGTTCGACACTTTTACAAAATGTGCTGGCGCAA